GCGAAGGCGCTGACGGGTGTGACGTTCGCGCCGGGCGAGAACGTGATGGTCGCCCGTGACGGGCTGGTCTACGGCAATCGGTGGGTCAACCATCGCCCCGACATGAGCGGTTCCGATCTGATGACGGATGCTGACGTGGAGCGGTGGCTGGATCACTGCCGCGTGCTGGTGCCGAATGAGGTCGAGTTGGCGCACGTCCTCAACGTCATGGCCTACAAGGTGCAGCACCCCAACGTGAAGATCAATCACGCGGTGCTGCACGGCGGCGACGAAGGGTCGGGCAAGGACACCATGTGGGCACCGTTCCTGTGGGCGATTGGCGGCGATCACCAGCACAACAGGTCGATCATTGAGACGGGCGGTCTGGACAGCCAGTGGGGCTATGGTCTGGAAGCCGAGGTTGTCATCCTGAACGAGTTGAAGGAACCGGAGGCGCGGGAGCGCCGCGCGCTGGCCAACAAGCTGAAGCCTGTCATCGCTGCGCCGCCGGAGACGATCTCCATCAACCGCAAGGGGCTGCATCCGTATGAGATGCTCAACCGCTTGCAGGTGATCGCCTTCACGAACGATCCGTTGCCGATCACGATCCCGACGCAGGATCGCCGCTGGTTCTGTCTGTGGTCGCACGCGCCGCGCATGGAACCAGAGGCAGGCCCGGCGCTGTGGGCATGGTATAAGACGGGCGGCTTCGAAAAGGTCGCGGCATGGCTCTGGCAGCGCGACGTGACGGCGTTCAACCCCGCCGCAGCGCCGCCAGTCACTGAGTGGAAGCTGAACATGGTCGAGCATGGCCTGTCGGTTGCCGAGTCCTTCCTTGTCGATCTGATGGTGCAGCGGGTCGGGCCGTTCGCGCAGGGTGTGGTCGCAGGGCCGTTCCATAAGCTGTGTGACACGATCACGGCGGGCTACGTCCCTGCTGGCACAAAGGTGCCGCAGGCGGCGCTGCTGCACGCTTTCAAGGAAGCCGGCTGGAAGGATTGCGGACGGGTGGCGAGCGCCACGCTCCAGACGAAGCGGCATATCTTTGCCAATCCGGATGTGGCGCAGAAATACAGCAAGAGCGAACTTCGCCGCATGGTCGAAGAGGTTGCAACCGCAGGCGGGGGTGTGGTAAAGCCATAGCGTCAGTTTGCTCCTGACGTATGCATAAAGCCCCCGGTCTTGCGGCCTCACTCCGCTAGACCGGGGGCTTTTCTTTTAGTGTATGCGCGTGACGGTCGTTACGCCGTCCCTTGTGCGGCACTGGTAGTATCGTTGGTGCCTTAGCCCGTATTGGCTCACGTTGCGGCAGATGCGCTTGCTGTCGGCGGGTGTGGGTGCTGGTAGGGTGATGCTATCGCCTAGGGCCATGTCGCGCAGCGGATAGGTCGGCGGTCTTCCTAACGCCATGCGCGGATCACCTGACAGTCGTCGATGTGGGCCACACGGCGGCGCTTGTCGCCGCGTAGCAGCCGCTCTGCGATGCGTCCGGCTTCGTCGGGTGTGTGCGCCAGCGTTGGCAGGCTAGCTGTGCGGCGATGGCCGTAGGGCGTGACGTATGTCATGCGGCAGTTGTAACGAATGGCGCGCATTGATCTTGCTCCGTCTGTTTTGCCGCACGCTCCAAAATATAGCTTTCGTCCGTCAGATAGCGCCCGTGCGTGCGCGGGTTGTGGTGCGGGGGATTTTTTGTGCGTTGGTCGTTCATCGTTCTTGCTCCTTCAGTTTGGCTTTTGATTGGCATTCGGTGCGCAGGCAGCCGCGCACGCCTGCCGGTGCGATGTCCGCGCGGCAGTGGTCGCACCATATGGCTTGCGGGTGGGGGTTGAGTTGACGGGTCACAGCATCCCTCGCACTTCGCAGGCGCGGCGCAGATGCTCTGGCGCTGTGCCCCAGACGTGTCCGGTGCGGTCGTAGGCGCGGCATAGCGTGCGCAGGCGCTGGTCTGAGGCTCTAAGAGCCAGCCGTAGCTGTTCATGCTCCCGCAGCGCCTCCACGGCGTCTCTCAGCACGTCAAGGTCGGTCAGTGTGTCAGTGGTCATTTCAGGTGTTCTCCCTTCTCAAGCATCATGGCCGTCTGCCGCATCCCGTGCTTGCGCATCCACTCTGCGATCAGCGCCTCTCGCGCCTTCACGGCGTTGTCGATTTCGATCTGGCGGGCGGCGGCCTGCGCGTCGAGGACACTGTCGAACGTCAGCACCTCGTCAAAGGCACCGCGCAGCCAGTAGAATTGATCTTTCTCCGACCAGTTGACTTTCGGTGCTGTCATTCCCCATATCCTTCAATCCAAAGTTCGATAGCGAGGCGGCAAGCGTCATCAGCTAAGTCCCCCGGATCGTATCCATACTCTTTAGCCGCTCTACGCGCGCACAGCAGCTTGCGATCTGGTGGCGGCTGCTCGTAGCGTTCGATCATGTCGCAGAGTGATCGGAATGTGCCATAGTTTTCATAGTAACTGCGCAGAGTGCCAACGGTGTTGTCCCATTCGCTCCGCTTCCCAGCTTCGATCAGCACCCAGTCGGGCGGTGTTTGCTTGTCGGTCATTCTGTCTCTCCCAGTGCGGCGCGGGCCGCTTTGTCGGCAATGTAGTCGTGCGGCGACCACGGTTCAAATCGTGTCAAGATGTCGCTCAACGCCTCCCGCAGCCGCTTGATCTCCGCCGCTTGGGCTTCGATGGTGTCGGCGGCTTTTTTGAGCATAACCGGATCGGTATCATCTTCCCGCAGTCGCTTAATCAGTTCCTCGGTCACCAGTCCTCTCCCTCATCAATCATCTCTGGCATATGCTCACGCATCCATGCGCGGCGGCGTATCTCGGCCATGTAGTCGGCCTGCGTCTCGGCCCAGCGGTCGAGGTGTGCGGCGGGTATCATGGCGTCACGCCCCCAAGCGCAGCAGCCGTCCCGTGCGCCGGTCGCGGCGGTGGCTGATGCTGCGCAGGTGTTCGTATCGTTGGTTCAAGAGCGCCGCGTGGTCGCGCAGGGCGCGCGCCTCCATGTGCCAGAGCATCATAGTGACGGCTTGCAGGATGCCTGCGGCGGCCACGATCAGTATCACGGTTTCGAATGGGACAGTCATTGGTCTAACTCCTCACAGATGATGGCCAGCGCCAGCAGCGCCAGCCCTATAATGACGGCGATCATGCGTCAGATTGCGCGTCATGCATGGCGTTCTCGATGGCTTGCAGTTCGCCCGTCAGCCAATCGACGCGCTGGTCGAGTTCTTCCACCTGCGTCCGCAGGTCGAAGTTCTCCATCTCAGCGTTTTCCAGTTCCTCCAGCCGTTCGCCTAGGGCGATGGCCAATTCGTTGGGGCAATCCCGCGCCGCTTCGATCAGAGTCTTGGTCGAGAGCGCGCGCCAGTCGGTGCGATCATGGGTTGGTTTGTATGTCATTACAGTTCGTCCTCTTCTATCGCGTAGGCCCAGCCATCGCGCACGATACGTTCGGCGGCGGCTTCGGCGTGGTTGATATCTGTATAGCGCGCGGCGCAAGCCTCGCAGGCTGTGGTGGTGCCATCAGCGGCGAGATAGGCCTCGCCATCCTCAGGGTTCCATAGGGCGACGATGTAGGTGTGCATGGTCAGTTGCTCCTGTGTCGATGTCAGTCGGCGCGATACGCGGCGACGAAACACATCGCCGCGATCACAAGGATTACGAAGGCTTCAAAGGGCATGGGTTAGGCTCCGTGCGCCGCGCGATAGAGCCGGTCGCAGATGTCGTTGTCGGTGTGGTCGCTGATGAGTTCCTCGCCGCTCTCATCATTGCCGTAGACCAGCCAGAACGAACCGATGATATCGCCGATATCGTTGGCGGTCGGCGCGCGCAGCAGTAGCCGGTCTTCGTCAGTCGTGGCCAGTGCGTCGAGAATTTCCGTTTCGCGGGTGGAACGCTTGACCGTCCATTCTCCGCCATCGTTGACGCTAACTGTGTAGCCAGCCGCCAGCGCGGCCTTGACCAGCTTGCGCGCAACGCGCGCCTCGCCAGTGGTGGCGTATTGAGTGAGAGTGTTCGGCATGTTTGTTTCCTCTTTTGACAAACAGGGGCGGCGCAATTGCGTCCGCCGCCCCGATCTTGGTGGTTAGGCGGCGCGGATGTCGGCGGCGTAGTCGTCCATGTCGCGCCAGCGGCGCTCCAGTGCGACGCGATATTCGCCGGGCGTTTGGCGGCGCAGTTCGACAACATGGCGAACGTCGGGCATCGTCTCGACAATCCAGTGCGCCCCTGCGTTGTAGTTGTCGTGAAGCCATTCGTTCAGATCGGCAACGCGCAGCAGCTCGTCCGCGCTGGCGGTGGGTTCTTCAGTGACGTGGAAATGTTCGCGGTAGAATTCGGCGCTATCGGCGCGGTCGGTCACTTCCATGATGGTTTCGCATTCGGTGTCGCCCCAAGTGTAGCGGCTGGTGATCACGTAGATGGTCATGTCTGTGTGCTCCTTCTTTGATTGAGATTGACCCTTAGCCGGTGTTTGAGGGTTAGGTCAACACACTTTATATGTCACCTGTGGATACTGACACAAAAAGTGTGTCTTTCGTGCACTATGCCCTAGGAGCCGTTTTAAGCCGATCTGAGCGCATCTAGAGTTTGAGGGTAGCCCAACACCTAAAACCCTCGAATGCCCATTCGTTCTAGTTGTGTTCTTTGTGTGTTCTTTTGGGCTATCGTTTATCCAAAATCGCCCAGGGAAATGCGCCAGGGCAAACGTTACTGACATTGGTGTAAGTAATGGGCGGTCATTTGGGCTACGCGATAGGTCACGATTTCCGGCTGGATGACCCAGCGAAAAAGCGCGGCAATCCAAGGGACTGAGTAGCTTATGGGCGTTATAGGTTATGAGTTGTAGTTTCCTGAAGTAGAGTGGTGTTGTTAAGAATGGTTATCAACAACGGGAATGGCGGCGACTTTACACCCATGACCTAGAACGCCCATATGACCCATAACATTGAACCGGAACTGGTTCGGGTTTGGCCCCCACGCTTTACGCCAGCGTAAACTATGGGCGGTTTGGGTCGGCCAAACGTAAATCAAAAGCCGACTTGAAATGCGATGACCCAGAACGCCCATTCGTTCTAGCTCTGTTCCTTATTGTAATAATGTTGCGCGACTGCTGGCTGATAGGTCGATGTGCCCGCGCATCGCGCGCCAGCCGAATGTGTCCAACCTAGATCGCCCATAGCGCCCAGCCAAAAGGTCAGCGCTGCCAGCGCAGCGCAGTCTGGTTTCTGCTGCGTTGCAGCATAGCGAAGGGGGGGGTGGGGCCGGCGGGCGCGTGTCTGTCACGGGCACGGGTCGCAGACAATTTTTATTTTTTTAGAAAAATTGCAAACCCGACCGAAACATATTATCGTGCGGCCATGACCTTTTACTCACTACCATTCACGCCTGAGCGCGTCGAAGCCACTGAGGCGCGTCTGGAAGCGATCTATGAGGCTGCCAAGTACGGCCTCAAGGGCGACAGCCTTGCCATGCGCGCTGGCCTCACCCCGGTGCAGTACCGCCGGCTGCAAGAGTTCGATCCGCTGGTTGAGATGGCGGAACTCAAGGGCCGCGCTGACGGCGAATGGATGGCGGCCAAGACGCTGCATGAGGCGGCGGCCGAAGGCGACGCCAAGGCCGCGCTGGACATCCTCAAGCATCAGCATGGGTGGGTCAGCAAACAGTCTGTGGAAGTGTCTGTTGAAGGCCAAATCAGCGTTATTGCAGCTTTGGAAAAAGCCCAACGACGTGTTATAGAGGCTCAATATGCGGAAGTGGAGAGCGCGCCAACGCCCTCCACTCTCCTAACCAACCAACAAACGGAGATTGTTGATGGCTACCAGCTTGATAACGCAAGAACGCCTGAAAAGTCTACTGACGTATGATCCGGATACGGGCGAGTTTCGTTGGCGTTTCCAACGCCAGCGCTGCCCTGTTGGCGCTCTCGCCGGAACATCCAGCTACCACGGCTACGTTGTGATAAAACTAAACGGCCGATCCTACCGCGCGCATCGCCTCGCTTGGCTTTACCAACACGGCTGCTGGCCTGACGGCGAACTTGACCACGTCAATCGGCAGCGCAACGATAACCGAATAACAAACCTACGCGAAGCGTCGCGGTTCGCTAACTGCCAGAACCGCGTAAAATTGCCTGCCGCGCACTCGCAGCATATCGGCGTTAGCAAAGGCTTTGGCGGAAAAGGCTGGCGCGCGTATATCGACAAAGACAATCGACGCGTGACTTTAGGCGTGTTCGCAACTGAAGCCGAAGCGGTTCACGCCCGTTACGAAGCAGAAAGACAATTATATGCAGCAGCCGATATACTCCGCCCAAGACGAAATGGAGTTGATGTCGCGCCTGTGGGCGCCGACGATCAAGGATGATCCGCTCGCGTTCGTGCTGCTGACGTTCCCGTGGCGCGAACAGGGCACACCGCTGGAACACTTCGAAGGCCCGCGCAAATGGCAGCGACGCATCCTTGCGGACATCCGCGACCACATCCGTGAGAACAACGGCCGGGTGGACTTCGACGTGTTCCGCGAAGCGGTCGCGTCCGGCCGCGGGATCGGCAAGTCGGCGCTAGTCTCGTGGCTGGTGATCTGGATGCTGTCCACGCGCATCGGCAGTACCACCATCGTGTCGGCCAACTCCGAGGCGCAGTTGCGGTCGGTCACATGGGCCGAGATTACCAAGTGGCTAGCGATGTCGCTCAACAGCCACTGGTTCGAGATCGCCGCGACGCGCATCATGCCGGCCAAGTGGCTGACCGAGATCGTCGAAAAAGACCTCAAGAAAGGCACGCGCTACTGGTCGGTCGAAGGCCGGCTATGGTCCGAAGAGAACCCCGACGCCTACGCAGGGGTGCACAACTTCGACGGTGTGATGCTGGTGTTCGACGAAGCCAGCGGTATTCCGGACTCCATCTGGTCGGTGGCGGACGGCTTCTTCACCGAAAACACGCCGCACCGCTTCCATCTGGCGTTCTCCAACCCGCGGCGTAACACCGGGTACTTCTACGAGACGTTTAACTCCAAGCGGGCGTTCTGGCGCACGCGCAACATCGACGCGCGCGAAGTGGAGGGGACGGACAAGAACCTCTACCAGCGCATCATCGACGAGTACGGCTCAGACAGCTATCAGGCCAACGTCGAGGTCTACGGCCAGTTTCCCAGCGAAGGCGACGACCAGTTCATCGCGGTCAACGTGGTGGACGACGCCATGCGCCGGCCCAAGTACAAGGACGCCAGCGCGCCCATCACCATCGGCGTCGATCCGGCGCGGTTCGGCTCGGACGCGACCGTCATCGCCGTGCGGCAGGGGCGCGACATTATCGCGCTGAAGCGGCACCGCGGCGCAGACACGATGGAAGTGGTCGGTCACGTCATCGACGCTATAGAGGAATACAAACCTGCGTTAGTATGTGTCGATGAAGGCGGTCTAGGGGCCGGCGTCGTAGACCGTCTCAAGGAGCAGCGGTACAAGATCAGGGGCGTCAACTTCGGCAACAAGGCGCAGAAGCAACTCATGTACGGCAACAAGCGTGCCGAGATGTGGGGCGCCATGCGCGACTGGCTCAAAGAGGCGGCCATACCAGAGGATCGCTTCCTGAAGACCGACCTGATCGGCCCGCGCATCAAGCCCGACAGCAAGGGCACGCTGTTCCTCGAAAGCAAGAAGGACATGAAGTCGCGCGGGCTGGCGTCGCCTGACGCGGCCGACGCCATCGCGCTCACATTCGCCTTCCCAGTGGCCTCACGCGAGTATCGCGGCGACCGCGTTGACAGAAAGCCCATGCGAGGGTATTCTTCAGCCGGTGTATCTACATCTTGGATGGGGTCTTAAGCGTGGCCGACAAGCGCAAGTCAGTGTCATTGGCTGTCGGCCGCGGGGAAAAGCTGCCCGCGTCCAAAGGCGCAGGACTGACGGCTAAGGGCCGGGCTAAGTATAATGCCGCTACGGGCAGCAAACTGAAGGCTCCGGCGCCCAACCCCAAGACGAAGGCCGACGAAGGCCGTAAGAAGTCGTTCTGCGCCCGGATGGGTGCTGTTGCAGCCAAGGCTAAGGACGGCGAACGCGCCCGTGCCAGCCTCAAGCGGTGGAAATGCTCATGAAGCCCGGACTCTACGCTAACATTCATGCCAAACGCGAGCGCATCAAGGCCGGATCGGGCGAGAAAATGCGCAAAGTCGGCGCTAAGGGTGCCCCCACAGCCAAGGCGTTCAGAGAGAGCGCCAAAACCGCCAAAAAACCCGCCAAGAAAGGTAAGTAAATGGCCCAGCCGCCCCGCATGACGCCCAAAATGCCGAAACCAGCCCTCAAGGGCGCCGCAAAGCCTGCGCCGCGGGTCATGCCGCTGGTCAAGCCCCGCGCCAAGGCTGCGGCCCCTGCTGCGTCGGCCATCGACCGAGCCAACCGCGCTCAGGCGATGGAAGCGCGTGAAATGCGGATGATGGGCGCTGGCGCCAAGAAGGCTACGTCGGCCGCCGAAGCGGCCATCGACCGCGCCAACCGTGCGCAGGCGATGGAAGCCAAAGAGGCACGCATGATGCGCAAAAAGGCGCCGCAGGTCATCAGCATCACCGTGCGCGAGCGCACCACACCGCCGAAGAAGAAGTAAGATGCCGCTCGTCAAATCGACCAGCAAAACGGCGTTTCGCAAGAACATCAAGGCCGAAATTGCGGCTGGAAAGCCGCAGAAACAGGCTGTCGCTATCGCCTATTCGGTGAAGCGGCAGGCGGCCAAAAAGGGCAAAAAGTAGCGTTATGGCCGATCCGACAGGCATTAATACGGCGGGCAAAGTCGCCAACGTAGGGTCCAACCCGGCGAAGTCGTCTGGCGACGACGACGACAAGATGGCGACCATGCGCAGCCGTCTCCAGATGGCGATGGCTGCGTACTCTGACAGCCGCGAAGACGAGTTGGACGATCTGCGCTTCATGGCGGGATCGCCCGACAACCAGTGGCAGTGGCCGGCCGACGTGCTCGCCACCCGCGGGTCTGTGCAGGGCCAGACCATCAACGCGCGCCCGTGCCTCACGATCAACAAGCTGCCCCAGCACGTCCGCATGGTGACGAACGAGCAGCGCCAGAACCGCCCGTCGGGCAAGGTCATCCCCGCCGACGACAACGCTGACGTTCAGGTCGCTGAGATTTTCAACGGTGTGGTGCGCCACATCGAGTATATGTCGGACGCCGACGTGGCCTACGACACGGCCTGCGACAATCAGGTCACGTACGGCGAAGGCTACATCCGCCTGTTGACCGAGTACTGCAACGACGAGACGTTCGATCAGGACATCAAGATCGGCCGCGTGCGCAACGCCTTCAGCGTCTACATGGACCCCACGATCCAAGACCCGTGCGGTGCGGACGCCAAGTGGTGCTTCATCACGCAGGACATCCTGACGACCGAATACGAAGAAATGTTCCCTGACGCATCGCCTGTCAGCACGCTGATGGCGCAGGGCGTCGGCAACGAGAGCATGTCGCAGTGGCTGGCCGAGAACACCATCCGGATCGCCGAGTATTTCTATTACGAAAACGAGCGCGCCACGCTGCACCTGTACCCCGACAACCAGACCGCTTTCCGCGGTTCGCAGCGGGACAAGCAGTTGTCGGGTATGTTCGGCAAGCCCATCCGCAGCCGTGAGGTAGACCGCAAGAAGGTCATGTGGATGAAGACCAACGGCTTTGACGTGCTCGAAGAGCGCGAATGGCCGGGCAAGTGGATACCTGTCGTTCGCGTCATCGGGAACGAGTGGGAAGTCGAAGGCCGGATGTATATCTCGGGCCTCGTGCGCAACGCGAAAGACGCGCAGCGTATGTACAACTATTGGACGAGCCAAGAGGCAGAAATGCTCGCGCTGGCGCCCAAGGCACCCTTCATTGGCTATGGCGGCCAGTTCGAAGGGTACGAGATGCAGTGGAAGACTGCCAATACGACCAACTGGCCGTATCTGGAAGTCAATCCCGACGTGACGGACGGTGCTGGGTCAGTCCTCCCCTTACCGCAGCGCGCGCCTCCTCCGTTGCCCCAGACTGGTTTGATCCAAGCCAAGATGGGGGCTGCCGAAGACATCAAAGGCACCACAGGCCAGTACGACGCATCGCTGGGCATGGGCGGCAACGAGCGGTCCGCTAAGGCCATCGTGGCGCGCGAGAAGCAGGGCGACACCGGCACGTATCACTATGTGGACAATCTGGCCCGCGCGATCCGTCACCTGACCCGTCAGATCGTGGACATCATCCCGAAGATTTACGACACCCAGCGCATCGCCCGGATCATCGGCGTCGATGGCGAAGTCGATATGGTCAAGTTCAACCCCATGCAGCAGGAACCCGTCAAGGAAATCCGCGACATGGACACGGGCGCTCTGATCGAAAAAATCTACAACCCCAGCGTCGGCGTTTACGACGTGATGGTCACGACTGGTCCGGGCTACATGACGAAGCGTCAGGAAGCCCTCGACGCCATGAGCCAGATTTTGCAGTCCAACCCGCAGCTTTGGGCTGTGGCGGGCGATCTGTTTATCAAGAACATGGATTGGCCCGGCGCGCAGGAGATGGCGCAGCGGTTCAAGAAAATTTTGGATCCCAAGGTGCTGTCGGAAGGCGATCAGTCGCCCGAAATGATGGCCGCGCAGCAGCAGATCGAAGCCATGACGCAGGAGTTGAACCGCGTCACGGACATCCTGCAAAACGTGCAGGACAGCACGGAACAGCAGAAGGTGGAGATCGACCGCTACAAGTCCGAGGTCGACGCCTACAACGCCGAAACCAAGCGTATCGGTGTGGTATCTGGCGGCATGACGCCCGAGCAAATCCAAGAGATCGTGATGAACACCATCGCGGCCGCTATGGACACCGGCGATCTGATCGACGGGGCGCCTGAGATGCGCGAGATGCCCGACATGGCCGACGTGGTCGGTATGCAGGGCGGCGGTATGCCCCCTGAGATGCCGATGGGCGGCGAAATGCCGATGGAAGGCGAAATGCCACCTGAAGGACTGATGTGATGAAGTGCGCTGATTTTGTTGGTATGCTGTTTTTGGCCCGCGATGTGACGCACAGCGCGCACCTGAACACGCGCAGCTTTGCCAAGCACAAGGCGCTGGGCAAGTTCTACGAAGGCATCATCGACCACGCGGACAAGTTTGCCGAAGCTTATCAGGGCAAATACGGCCTGATTGGCCCGATTACGCTTATGTCGGCCAAGAAGACCAACAACGTGGTCGAGTTCCTTGAAGCCCAAGTGGACGAACTCATGGAAATGCGGTATAAAGTCGTCGATAAGGATTGCACACCGATCCAGAACATCATCGACGAGATTTTCGGGCTGTATTACACCACCCTGTACAAACTCAAATTTTTGGCGTGAGGCTGACCTATGGAACTGCTTAATCCCTGCGATCAAACCGCATATCCGTCCTATAGCGTCGCCTTCACGGCAGCCGCCGGCAACACGACTGCATGGGCACCCGGCCCGCAGGGCGTGCTGGTCTGGTCGGATCAGGCTTGCTACGTCGAAGTCGGCGTCGGCGCTGTGGCGACCACCGCTAGCACCCCGATCCCGGCCTTCACGCCGATCCCGTTCGTGCTGGATGTGAGTTCGTCGGGCGCCCCGTGGCGCGTGAGCGCGATCCGCGTCTCGAACGACGGCACCATCTACTGCAAGCCGATCAACCGGAACTGATCTGTGAGTTTCGGTGTCGCCCTGCGTAACAGCGTTGCCCTCGGCCTCGGGGGCATTGTTGCGTTGTTTTCGGGCTACGGTCCGGATCAGGCGCAGGGCAATCTCGAAGCCGAAAACGGCGACAATCTCGTCCAAGAGGACGGCGGACTTTTACTGTTGGAGTAGCCAATGGCTGACCTTAAGATTTCTCAGCTTCCGGCGGTCACAACGCCGCTCGCGCTAACCGAAGAACTGCCGACCGTTCAGTCGTCCACGACCCGAAAGGTCACGGCTTCGCAGTTGCTGACCGGCGTGATCGTGACGGAAGCGACAACCAGCCGCACGCTGGGCGCCAGCGACAACGGCAAGATCATCTACTGCACCAGCGGGTCGGCTACGACGATCACTTGCGCAGCCGGTCTGGGCGCGGGCTTTAACGTGACGATCATTCAGGGCGGGGCCGGCAAGGTCACTGTGGCGGCCGGCGGTCAGACGCTGGTGTCCTACTCGTCGCTGTTTAGCACGATGGGCCAGTTTGCTGTCATTTCGCTCATCTGCCCGGTCGCCAACACCTTCGTGGCGGCAGGAAACCTTGGGGTCTAATAGATGTCGGTCACGCCCTCCCCTATCGCCGGCTTTGCAGGCCAGTTCTTTGACAACAACGGCGTCATCCTGTCGGGCGGCAAAATCTTTACCTATGCGGCTGGCTCGACCACACCGCAAGCGTCCTACACGTCCGCAACGGGCGTCACGCCGCACGCTAACCCGATCATTCTGGACAGCGCCGGGCGCGTGCCGGGCGGCGAGATTTGGTTGACGAGCGGCGCTAGTTATAAGTTTGTAATTGAAACAGCCGCGTCCATTTTAATCGGCACCTATGACAATGTCGCGCCCGTTATCGGCGCTACGTCAGTTAATTTTACTGGTTTTAACGGCCAAGTCGGATATGTTAGTGATTTAGCTGATGATGACGGGTCGGACTGGATCGGGTTTGATCCGGCTGGTTCCGGCGCCACGGCGCGCTCCGCACAAGCCAAAATGCGAGATTTTGTCTCCGTCAAAGATTTTGGCGCAGTTGGCGACGGCATAGCGAATGACACGGCAGCTATTCAGGCTGCGGTCGCCGCGCTTCCGTCAACCGGCGGCGGGCTCTATTTCCCAGCCGGCACCTATCTTGTCAGTTCGGCCATTACCCTTAATAAACCCGGCGTTTACTATGGTGACGGGTGGGCGACCAACATTCGCACGAACAGCGCGAGCGCCAATATCTTCAATTGCACGGGCGCAGAACAGATTTTTATCTCCAATATGCGCTTTACATCCTCCGTAACACGCAGCGGCGGCTGGTATGTCGATATTGCAGCATCAGCCAATCGTTTTCGGCTTTCTGATTTTGCAATGGATGGCGCTATCGGCGGCGTCCGCACGGCAGCTATTGCCACTGTGACTGTTGAGCGCGGCCAGATTTTGAACTCAGTCGCTTCTACTGGCGTTGCGATCCGCATTGATGCCGGGTTTGATGTTACCATACGCGATATTATCACCGACCAAGGCGCTGAGATATTCGCAGGAATTTACATCGTGCAAGCGGGCGATGTCACGCTGGAAGACCTTCAGCTAATCAACTCCGGCCAAGCGCTATATATGGAGCCGGGGCCGGGGCAAACTATTGCCTCGGTTTGGGCGAATAACTGCTTCTTTGACAACTCCACGCGAGGCGCATATCTGCGCGCTAACGGCGGCGCGATTGTTCGCACATTGTTTGATCAGTGTTGGTTTTCAAGTTCTATTTTTGAGGGTGTCCGTTTTGAGGCAACAGGCGGCGGTTTTATCAGCGGCACCGACTTCAACGGTTGCCATGTCTTTCTTAATGGCGGCGACGGTATCGCCGTCACGGCTACTGCCGTCACCGACACACGCATCCATAGTTGCAGCATCGCTGAAAACAGCCAAAATGGCATCTTGGCCGCAAGCGGCGTCAGCAGCGTGTCAATTCAAGGTTGCCGCATAGGCAACTACGGCGGTCTGAACGGCAATGGCGCGTCCGGTGTGGCGCTGATAGCAGGCGCAGGAACTAATATTCAGGTTCTCAACAACGATCTGCGCGGCAACGTCGGAGCGAACCTGAGCAACGCCGCCACGGGCAACACCATCATTGCAAACAACCTCGGTGCGAATGAGGTTTGGACGACATACACGCCGACGATTGCGGCTGCGTCGGGGACAATAACCACACTTGGGACGGTCGCGGGGCGATACCAGAAGATCGGCAAGCAGTTGTTTTTGGAGTTGTCGATCCCGATTACGACCAATGGAACCGGGGCGACAGCGATAACAGCAACGCTACCATCGGGGCTACTTGCTGCAAGCGATTTCGTAATTGCGGGGCGCGAAAGTTCAGTTAGCGGCGATATGCTGCAAGGCATCATTCTCGCAGGTTCCAATACGTTTTTAATTTATAGATACAACAACGCTTACCCCGGCGCTGACGGCGCACGCCTTGTCATGGCCGGCGTTATTGAAGTGCAGTAAGGGAACGCGCAATCCAAGACGTAGCGGCAAGCCAAGTTTAGTAGGTTGAAACAAATGATCACACCGTCTTTCTCTTTGACTGCTACTGAACGGGTGCTGCCGTCCCTTGCGCTGGATTTTACCACGGGCGCGCTCGACCCCCGCGTCACGGTAACTCGCGCTCTAAACACCGCAACCCGTGTCAACAGCAGTGGCTTAATCGAAGCAGTCAACGCCGATCTTCCGCGTTTTGACTATGACCCCGTGACGCTTCAGCCAAAAGGTCTGCTTATTGAAGAGCAGCGCATAAATGCGCTCGCGTATTCAGAAGAACTTGGGAACGCTGTGTGGACGAAATCGAATGCGTCTATAGTCGATAATAGCACTACTTCGCCGAGCGGATTGACCAACGCAGATACGTTGGTGGAAAACACAGCGACTTCCACGCACTCTATACAAAGCACAGCTAGTGTTGTAGGGACGCCCGTTGTTTGTTCTTTTTACGCTAAGAAAAAAGAAAGAAGCAAAGTCGGGTTTGGTGGGGCCGGGTTCAACGCTCAAGGCTTTCAAGCGGTTTGGGATTTAGATAGCGGAACCGTTTTTACTAACATTGGCGGAAGAGCGTCTATACAGGCGCTAGCAAACGGATGGTATAGGTGTTCGGTGGCTTTTACGCCATCAAACGCATCCGGCAGTCTTATTTTGCTTTGTGACGATACGGGGAGCAATACCTATACGGGCGATGGCACGAGCGGCCTTTTTCTCTGGGGCGTGCAGACCGAAGCTGGCGCGTTTCTCACCAGCTACATCCCCACGACCACGACCAGCCTGACGCGCAACGCTGACGTTGTGACGATGACCGGGACGAACTTCAGCAGTTGGTATAACGTCGGCGCAGGAACATGGTATATCCAGACCGACGCGCGCAGCGGCGGCACGATCCTTACCGCAGGCACGTTTACGCTGACCGCAGACGCGACCACGCTCAAAAAGTACGCAAATTCGTACTCAACTAACCAGTCAGCGTCTTCGCTTGTAATCGGCAACGGAACCGCGGCCAAGCTGTCGTACTACAAGCAGGCACTGCTTGCCGCAGAGTTGCAAGCGCTGCGGGCTTAACCACGAGATTGCCAGCCTGCAACAAATGTTGTAGGCTGGCCTGCAACCGTACTGATGCGGAACATCAGGTGACTGGAAAGGTCAAAACCAAATGAGCGATGATGCTCCTGAACTAGCGGATGTGCCCGCGCCAGAACTGGAAACCACGGCGGCTCCAGAACCTGTAGAAACCGAAACGCCGGAAGAGCAGCCTGTCGAACAGGAAGCGTCCAAGACCTTCACTCAGGAAGAACTTGACGCGATTGTCGGCAAGCGTCTTGCAAGAGAGCAGCGCAAGTGGGAACGCGAGCAGGCTCAACGGATTACGGAACAGCAGACGCGGCGCCAGCCGACCGACATTGCTCCGGAACAGTTTGAGACTTACGAGGATTACGCAGAGGCTCTGGCCGAAAGTAAAGCCTTAGAACTGCTGTCACGCCGCGAAGCGGAACAACAGCAGCGCGCGTATCTCGAAGCCTATCACGACCGTGAAGAGGCGGTGCGGGACAAGTACGACGACTTCGAACAGGTCGCTTACAACCCGAACCTCCCCGTGACGGAAGCGATGGCTCGGGCTATCCAAGCGTCTGAGATCGGCCCCGACGTGCTATACCACCTCGGAAACAGCCCGAACGAAGCCGCACGGATTTCGCGTCTTGACCCTATCTTGCAGGCTCGGGAAATTGGAAAGATCGAAGCTAGGCTCGGCGCCGAACCTCCGGTCAAAAGAACCTCCAACGCCCCGGCACCGATTGCTCCTGTCACGGCTCGTTCGCAAGGAACGCCGCGGTATGACACCACCGACCCTCGCTCGACCAAGTCGATGAGCACGTCGGAATGGATCGAAGCGGAACGGCTGCGGCAGATCAAGAAGTACGAGGCACAACGCAACCGCTAATTTGGGAATACCACCATGTCCAACAGCATTCTTACTATCGACATGATCACGCGGAAGGCTCTCGAAATCCTCGAGAACAACCTCGTGCTCACCCGCAACGTCAACCGTCAGTACGACGACAGCTTCGCAGTGGAAGGCGCCAAGATCGGCTCGACCCTGCGCATCCGTCTGCCTGACCGTGCCCTCGTCACCGACGGCGCTGCCCTTCAGGTGCAGGACGACAACGAACAGTTCACCACCCTGACCGTTGCTTCGCAGAAGCACATCGGCGTGAACTTCACTTCGGCCGAACTGACCATGCAGCTTGACGACTTCGCCGAGCGTGTTCTCAAGCCGCGTATTTCGCAGCTTGCGTCCAGCATCGACGCAGACGTTGCCAACTCGTTCGCCACCATCGGCAACTCGGTCGGCACCCCGGGCATCACCCCGGCCACTTCGGCTGTGCTGCTGGCTGCCCAGCAGAAGCTGAACGAAAACGCCGCCGTGATGTCGCCGCGCTACGCGACCGTCAACCCGGCCGCCAACGCTGGTCTGGTCGAAGGCATGAAGGGCCTCTTCAACCCCACCGACACCATCAGCAAGCAGTTCAAGAACGGCATGATGGGCACCGGCGTGCTCGGCTTCGACGAAATCAATATGTCGCAGTCGATCAAGCAGTTCACCACCGGCACCCGCGACGCCATCGGCGGCTCGCTGTCGGCTGCTGTGACTGCCGAAGGCGCAACCACCATCGCCATCACCGGCGCTGGTAACAACGACACCGTCCGCGCTGGCGACGTGTTCACCGTCAACGGCTGCTTCGCTGTCAACCCGCAGACCCGCGAAAGCACCGGCTCGCTGTTCCAGTTTGTCGCTTTGGCAAACGTGACGCTGGACGGCGCTGGCGCTGGCAACATCACCGTGGCTCCGATCTACTCGGCCAACCACGCGCTTGCCACCGTCTCGTCGCTGCCGGGCAACGGTCAGGCCGTCGTGTTCGTCGGCGCTGCCGGCCAGCAGTACGCCCAGAACCTCGTGTACCACAAGGACGCGATCACCTTCGCCACCGCCGACCTTCTGCTTCCGCAGGGCGTCGATATGGCGTCGCGTCAGGTTCACAACGGCATCAGCCTGCGCGTTGTTCGTCAGTACGACATCAACAACGACCGTATGCCCTGCCGTATTGACGTTCTGTACGGCTACAGCACGATCCGTCCGCAGATGGCTTGCCGCGTCTGGGGCTAACCTGAACCCGCCCCCGGCTCCGGCCGGGGGCACACCACTTGAAAGGATTTTATCATGACTCTTCCTAACGGTGCCGGCGGTTATCAGGTCGGCGATGGCAACCTTGATCAGGCGCTGCTCGGCGTGCAGGCAATTCCGGTTGCCTACACCGGCGCGGCGACTTTGACCGTGCTCAATCTTGAGCAGGGGCTGATCGTCTTCACTTCGGGCAGCGGCGCTAACCTCGCCCTTCCGGCTGTTACTGGCGTTGGCGGCGTTGATGCCCGCGTCAGCAGCGCCAAGGTCGGCTCGTGCTTCGACTTCGCTCTTCTGAGCACCGGCGCTGGCGCCGGTACGCTGACGGCCGGTACGGGCTGGACGCTGGTCGGTTCGGGCGCCGGCGAAGCTGGCAAGGCTGTTGGGTTCCGCGCCGTCAAGACCGGCGTGGGCACCTACACCCTCTACCGCATCGCAAACTAATCGGTTCGCCCCGGCTTCGGCCGGGGCAACCTTTTCAGGAGAAACGAAATGGCGAACACCCAAGCAATTGGCGTTGCCTTCCTCGACCAAGACATCCGCGGCGCAGATTTTGTCTACGTTGACAGCGAACTTGGCTACACCGCCGCCGCTCAAGGCACGGTGACGCAGGGCGTTAGCAAGGCAGAGCCTGTTACGCTCAACAAGTCTGCGGGTCAGATCGTTATGAACGGCGCGACTTTGAACGCCGCGACCAACGTGACCTTCACGCTAAACAACAGCACGATCAGCGCCAGAGACGTTACCATTTTGAACGTCGCTGCGGGTGCTACTGCGGGGGCTTACAACTGCTGGATTTCCAGCAAAGCTACTGGGTCATGCACCATTACCGTGCGTAACATCAGCGGCGGTAACTTGAGCGAAGCGATTACGATCAACTTCGCGGTTATTCACTGCCTTTAATTAGGTTGGACGGCCTTCGGGCCGTCCATTTTACGAGGTTCCTATGTCTGTAATCTACATGGTTCACCCTGTGCACGGCGCTAAGGTCGCTATCAGCGAGTACGAAGCGATTTCAGATGAAATGCACGGCTGGGAACGCTATGATATAAGCACGCCGGCTGCGGCGGACGTTGACGACGAAGACGAAGAAGTCGAGGCCGTGAACGAAATGGCGGAACTCAAGCCCCGCGGACGCCGCCGCGCAGCGCAGGAAGACTAAGCGATGACCACGGCCGGCGACATCATCAACGGTTCGCTCAGGCTCCTAGGTGTTCTGGCCGAAGGTGAAGTGCCTTCGGCTGAAACGTCTCAGGACGCCTTGAACGCGATGAACCAAATGATCGACAGTTGGAATACGGAACGTCTGTCCGTGTTCGCAACGCAGGATCAGGTGTTCACATGGCCGTCCGGTCAGCTTTCGCGCACGCTCGGCCCTAGCGGCGACTTTGTCGGCAACCGCCCCGTGCTGCTCGACGACAGCACCTATTTCCGCGACGCCAGCACCGGCATCAGCTACGGCATCAAATTCATCAACCAGCAGCAGTACAACGGCATCGCGGTCAAGACCGTGACTTCGACGTTCCCGCAGGTGATTTTCGTCAACAACACCTTCCCCGACGTGGAGATGTACATCTACCCGCGCCCGACGCGCGCGCTGGAGTGGCACTTCATCTCCGTCGAGGAACTGACCAAGCCCGCCACGCTGGCCACGCAACTGCACTTCCCGCCGGGCTACCTGCGCGCCTTTCGCTACAATCTGGCGACCGAGATGGCACCGGAATTTGGTATGGAGCCAACGCCGCAGGTGCAGCGCATCGCCATGACCAGCAAGCGCAACCTCAAGCGGATCAACAACCCTGACGACATCATGTCGATGCCCTACAGCATCGTGGCGACCCGTCAGCGGTTCAACATCTTCGCCGGGAACTATTGATGAAGACGCCGATCTTGGGATCGGCGTATGTCGCTCGCAGCGTCAACGCCGCCGACAACCGCATGGTCAACCTGTTCCCGGAAATTGTTCCGGAGGGCGGCAAAGAGCCTGCCTTCCTTCAGCGCGCGCCCGGCCTGACCGCGCTGGCGACTATCGGCGTCGGCCCGATCCGCGGGATGTGGCAGTTCGGCGATTACGGCTACGTCGTGTCCGGCCCGACGCTGTTTCAGGTGGACAGCAACTGGAACGCCGTCTCCAAGGGCACCATCGCCGGCGCCGGCCCGGTCAGTATGTCCGACAACGGCATCCAGCTATTCGTGGCGGCCAACCCGCAGGGCTACATCTACAACGTTAACACCGACGTGTTCCAGCAGATCACCGATCCGGACTTCCCCGGCGCGGTGACGGTCGGATATCTCGACGGCTACTTCGTGTTCAACGAACCGAACAGCCAGAAGATTTGGGTGACGCAGTTGCTGGACGGCGCCAGCGTCGATCCGCTGGACTTCGCCAGCGCCGAAGGCAACCCTGACGATGTCGTGGCGATCTTTGTCGATCACCGCGAAGTCTGGGTGTTCGGCACGAACTCGACCGAGGTCTGGTACAACGCCGGCCTGCTCGACTTCCCGCTGTCCCGTATTCAGGGCGCCTACAACGAACTCGGCTGCGCGGCCCCGTACTCCATCGCCAAGATGGATAACCAGATTTACTGGCTGGGCAAGGACGCCCGCGGTCAGGGCATGGTCTTCCGCGCGGCTGGCTACATGGGCCAGCGCATCTCGACGCACGCAATCGAGTGGCAGCTACAGGAGTACCCCGACCTGTCGGACGCGGTCGGCTACACCTACCAGCAGGACGGCCACAGCTTCTACGTGCTGAACTTCCCGACCGCCAACACGACGTGGGTGTTCGACGTGGCGACCGGCGCATGGCATGAGCGCGCCTCGTTCCAGAACGGCGACTTCAACCGTCACCGCGGCAACAGCCAGATGTTCTACAACGCCACCAACGTAGTCGGCGACTACCAGAACGGCAAAATCTACAAGCTAGACCTTGAGGTCTATTCCGACGACGGCCAGCCGCAGAAGTGGCTGCGCTCGTGGCGGGCGCTGCCCACCGGCGCGAACAACCTGACGCGCACGATCCAGCACGGGATGCAACTCGACTGCGAGACGGGCGTCGGCCTTAACATCGGACAGGGTAGCAACCCGCAGGTCATGCTGCGCTTCTCCGACGACGGTGGCCATACGTGGTCGAACGAGCACTGGAAGTCGATGGGCCGCATCGGCCGGTACGGCTTCCGCACGATCTGGCGCCGGCTGGGCGCGACGATGAAGATACGCGACCGCGTCTACGAATTGTCCGGCACTGACCCGGTCCGCATCTACATCATGGGCGCGGAACTGATCCTGAGCGGGACGCGGGCCTGATGGTCGCACCGATTAACCCCACACAGCTTACGCCGCCGCGGGTTGACTTTATCGACCCGCGGTCCGGCGCGATCAGCCGTGAGTGGTATCGGTTCTTCTTGTCGCTGCTGACAGCGACGCAGACCAACCAGCAAGAAACGGAACTGGCGCCCGACACATCCTCGCTGCTGGCGGCTTACGATACCATTTTTGGCAGTGCTATCGAAGGGCTGGAAAGCGCGCCCGACGCCGCATCAGCGTCTGATTTGGCTGTGGTGCAGAGCGAAATACAGGCGCTATCCCTAACCCCGGCGCCGCTCGACGCGCTGTCCGTGCTTGCCATCATAGACGACCCTTCAGCGCCGGTCACTGAAACGGCTGACTTTACCGTGGCGGCGGCCGCGGTTTGGGTCATCAACAACAAATCAGGGTCAACCTGCACAGTTACGCTGCCATCCGCGTCGGCGTACCCGGGGCGCTACATCACCTTTCAAAACTACCAAAATCAGTTTCTCGTATCGGCGTCATCAAACGTCGTACCGCGGGCCGGCGGCGCGGCGGGCACAGCTATTCTGGATGATGTTGCTGGTAATTGGGCGACGCTAGTGTCAGACGGCACAAATTGGGTTATTATGCAAGCCTCGCCGTTCAACGTGATGCTAATCTAAGGATTGAGTTATGGCAGTTACCATCAGCAACATCATCCCGGCCAAGACCGCGGAGAACGCGCAGACGACGCAATACACGTCGAACGGCGTCCAGACGATCATCGACAAGTTCACGGCCACCAATTACAGCGCCACGGCGGCGACGATCAGCGTCAACCTCGTGACCGCTGCGGGCAGCGCAGCCAACGCCAACTTGATCGTCAAGACCAAGACGCTCCAGCCGTCCGAAACGTACACATTCCCGGAACTGGTCGGCCACGTCCTGCCGCTGAACGGCTTCATCTCGACCATCGCGGGCACCGCGTCGGCCATCAACATCCGCGCGTCGGGCCGGCTCGTCAGCTAATGCTTGAGCGGTGCTTCGACGCTGGTCTGGTGAACCTTGCGGCGAACCACCCCGACGTGCGCCCCTATCTGGGGCCGGCGTCGTTGGGCGAACTGGACTTCGAAGAGTCCGTCGCTGAGGAGCAGAACTGGTTTCTGATGGGCGAGCACGGCGGGTTTGCCTTGGCGTGGTGCGCCCCCGGCGTCTATGAAGTCCATGTGATGATACTGCCAGAAGGCCGCGGAAAGTGGGCGGCCGAGATACGGCAGAAGGTGATTGATTACGCTAAAGAAAACGGTGCAAAAATGCTGTGGGCGCGGATCGCGCCCCACGCCAAGTTTGTGTCGTGGTTCGCTCGCCGTGGGGGTATGCAGCCCACAGGAGAAATGTTATACACGCTAGGATCGCCCTACGACGTGTACAAAATGGAGTTGTAGAAATGCCACCAGCCATTATTGCCGCGGGCGTAGGCGCAGCAGCGTCTGTCGGTGGCGGGCTTATTGCTCGCAGCGGCGCCCGTAAGGCCGCGCGCGCGCAGGAGCAGGCTGCGCAGCGCGCCGAGAACACTCAACGCGAGATGTTCGAGCGGCAGCTTCAGCTTCAGGAGCCGTTCCGTCAGGCGGGCATGACCGCGCAAGACCAGATCATGCAGTTGCTCGGCATCGGCGGCGACGCCAACGCGGCCGGCTTCGGCAGCATGGCGCGGCCGTTTGGTCAGCAGGACTTTGAGCAAGACCCCGGCTACGCCTTCCGGCAGGCCGAAGGGATGCGCGCGCTGGAGCGTTCGGCAGCGGCCCGTGGCAATCTGCTGTCGGGCAACACCATGAAGGGCATCCAGCGGTTCGGTCAGGACTTGGCCAGCCAAGAGTACGGCAACGCCTTCAACCGTTTCCAGATTGAGCGCGCCGCGCGCCTCAACCCGCTCCAGTCGCTGATGGGCGCAGGCCAGTCGGCGACCAACGTCATGACCGGCGCGACCGGACAGGCAGGGCAAGGTATCGCAGGGGCGCAGCTTGGGGCCGGGCAGGCCCGCGCGTCGGGCTACGTCGGCAGCGCCAACGCGCTGGGTAGCGCCTTGCAAGGTATCGGTCAGGCGGCGTCGTCGTTCCCGCTGTACCAAGCGCAGATCGGCGCGCTTAACCGCATGGGTACTGATTTTCCGGGCGGCGGCTTCGGTGGTGGCCAAAACGCTTCAATGCCGGCTAACACGATGATGTTCCCTACCCGCGGTGGTCAGTTTGGCAGCCTTATTTAAGGAAATAGATCGTGGCTAACCAAGCAATCGCACTTCAGTCGCGTGCCCCGCAGTCGAACCCCCTCGGCGGCGCGATCCAGCAGGGCGCGCAGATGATGAACATGATGTCGCAGCAGCGCGCCGCGCAGCGTCAGGCCGCGCAGGCAACGCAGGCGATGGAGATTGCGCGCGCTGGCGAAGAGCGCGCGGCCTCGGCTGCTGAAATTGACATGGCAGGTAAGAAGATCGACTTCTACACCAAGCGTGCCGGTCAGACCATGACGCCGGAAGGCTACTCGCTGCTGCTGAAAGACTTGGACAAGGACGCACCGGAAATCGCGGCGGCGTTCCGCGCCAACTTGCCGGAAGCAAACTTTAACCGTGACGCGCTGCTTCGCATGGTAGGCAGCATCGGCGACAACTTCAAGGCGACCTACGGCCCGCTGGAAACTGAAGTCGTGCAGATGGAAGACGGCACCTATTCCGTCGCGCGCACCGGCGGCTTCGGCAAGCCGGGCGTCTTTGAACTGGAAGAGTTCCAGCTTGCGCCCGGAGGCGCTGCCCCCGCGCAGACGCCCACCGCGCCGGCCGCAGTCAAGAACGCTTTCCCTACGACAGCCGCGCCCGCGACGGCCGCGCAGATCGACGACGCGGCCCGAAAGATAATCCGCGGCGCGGGCGTCGGTGAGTTGGGTATCAGCGCGGACGATTTTGACCGCGCGTCTGAGCGCGCCAACCAGATGAAAGCTGGCGGCGGCGCAAGTATGCAGCCGGTTTCCATGACGACTGGCCCGCAGACGGGCGCCCAGCCGGACCTCGCGTCGGTCGTGCAGGACATGATGTCGTCCGGTCAGATTTCGCAGGCCAACCTGCAACTGATGCGTGATACCGCTGGGCCGGCGAACGACGCCCAGCTTGCGGAAATTCTGCGCGCCAACAACATCCGGATCGTGCCGGAAGGCGAGCCGTCCATGCGCAGCGCCGTGTTTCGCCCGGGCGAAGACGCCCCGCCGCAGATGCAGCAGGTGCAGGACATGGGCGATTACCGTGCCACCGGCCGGCCGGCGCGCGGCAAGTCGCCGATGCAATCCCCGCTGCCGGGTTCGGCGCAGGTTCCCCTTCCGCGTGTCCGTGAAGAAGCAGGCGCCGAAACTGCTGGCGAACAGGGCGTGCGCGTCGTAACGCAGCCTAAGATCGTGGCCGGCGAAGAGCGCGCCAAGCGTGTGGAGAAACTGCGCGGCGAACTGCCGCGGGCGCGAGCGGACGCTCAAGCCCTCATCACAGACCTCGACGAGCGTATCAAAGCCATCGACGAGTTTCTGCGCAGCCCGTATCGTAATTCGATTATCGGCGCGGTCGAAGGTCGCATCCCTCGTATGCTTCAGACGCCAGCCCGTGCGGACGCGCAGGCACTCTACGACAGCATCAAAGACAACACCACCCTAACGCGGCTACTTAGTGATCGTTCGCAGACCGAAACCGGCGCGTCGCCGATGGGTATCGTCTCTGACCGTGACGTGGACATGGTGGCGCGGGGCGCTACTCGGCTGACCCAGACGGGGACCGAAAGCCAGCAGGAGCGCGAAATGCAGCGCCTGCGCGACACTATGTTCAAGACCCGCCAACTGGCGATTGAAACATACAACAATGTCTACCGCGAAGTGCTGCCCGAAGCGCCGAACCTTAAACTGCGCGTGCCATCGATTGCGCCGAAGTACCGGGCTAAACCGGGTACGCCGACGCAGGGTAAGAGCCAACTATCGCCAGAAGTGGCGAAGAAGTACGGATTGTAATCTATGCCCACGCTAAGGCAGCTTGAACAGGCGCTCATCAAAGCAGACGCCGCCGGTGACGATGCGGCGGCTCGTCAGATCGCCGCCGAGATCAAGCGCGTCCGCGCGCAGGGCGCAAAGCCGAAAGCCCCGCCCAGCCGCGCCCGCGCGATTGGCGAAGGGATTGTCTCTGGGTTTGAGAATGTCTCGAACACCATCGCCGGCATCGCTGGCGACATCGCGGATAAGTTCGATGTGACACCCGCTCAAGCCGTCGGTTGGGCGGCAGAAAACCTGAGCGGGTACAGCCCGGCTGAAGCCAAGCGTATCGCCAAGAACCTGAGCGGGCTGCCCGGCTTCGGCGACATTGTCCGCGCAGGTGGGGCGGCGCGGCAGGAGCGGTTTGCCGAAACTCGCGCCGCGCGGCCTAACGCATTTCTGGCCGGCCGCATCGCCGGCGAGGTCGCCGGTACGGCACCTATCATTTCGGCTGCTGGCGCTGGCTTGGCGAGTCAGGGCGCGCTGCTCGCACGCGGTGGTGGCCAGTTGGCCGCGCGCGGCGTGACCGGCGGCCGCGCTGTGCAGCAGGTGGGCCGCACTACGCAGATGGCCGGGCGCGCGGTGCAGACCGGCGGTATGGGCGTCCGCGCGCCGTCGCGGACCGCCGTGGCGGGCAAGGCGCCTATCGCAGCAACGCGCAAGGGCCGTATAGGTTTGCGCGTTGGCGGCGGTGCGGCGGCTGGAACGGCTGCTGCTATTCTGACGGATCAGGAACTGACCGACGCAGCATTGGGCGGCGCGATCATTCCGGTCGTCGGCACCATCGCCCGCCGCGGTGCGGGCTTTGTTTACGATACGCTGCGCGGCCGGCTTGGCGAAGTGCGCGCGGCCGAAGTGATGCGCAACCTGATTTCGTCGAACCCCACGGCGATCACTGACGCCCTGCGCGACGCACCGGTTGACGCTCGCACCAACACCGCAGAGTTCTTGGCGTCGCAGGGGCTGCTGACGCCGGAACTGGCCGCGGCCACCCGCATCGCTACGGCCAGCGCCGAGGGCGCACCGTTGGAGCAGATCGCTCGCGCGCGGGCGGCTGGCCAAAACGAAATGCGGACTGCGCTGCGCGGCGGTGCGACCGGCACAGAAGCCATGCAGAACATCGGCGCTATGCGCCAGCAGGTCGCGGAAGCGACCGACCCCATGCGCGAGGAAGCGTTGCGTCTGGCCGATGTGGGCCGCACGCAAATCATCCCCGCAGAACAACAAGCGGCTGGGCTGCGCACGGCGGCGGCCGACGAAGTGGACCGCGCGCGGCGTTTCCTCTTGGCGTCCGACGAAGAAATGACGCGCCTTGGGCAGATGGACGATCTTGGCGATCCGCTTGATATGGCCGCTATCAACCGTCAGCGTGGGATCGTTGGCGGTCTTGAAGAGCGCGGCGGCCAAGCGGCGCAACGGTCGCTGGGGCTGGGCGCGGCCGCACGTTCCGCCGAAGAAGTGGCGGCCAACTTGCGCGCGCAGGGGCTTCAGCCGCTCGACGTGGGGACGGTCGTCGGCGACCTGCGCCGCAAGGCCGCTGAAGCTGAGTTCGTTAACCCGCCGCGTTTCCGTCTGCTGAACGAGTTTGCCAACAATCTCGAACGCCGCGCCGCAACGCAAGGCGGCGTCATCGACGCCACGGGCCTGTACGAACTGCGCAAGAACATGGCCGGCACCGTCGCTGACCTGTTGGGGCCGATGGATCCCAGCGCACTCCGGCGGCGCACCGCCGAGTTGGTAGGTGACACCAAGCCGCTGATCGACGACGCCATCGAAGCGGCGGGCGGCGCCAACTGGCGCCAGTACCTCAACACGTTCGCGGCCGGTATGCAGAACGTCGAGCGCCAGCAGTTCGCCCGCGTACTGGAGAAACTGCCGGAAGCGCGGTTTGAAAAAATAATGCGCGGCGACGATGAAGATTACGTCGCCAAGTTCTTTGACGATCCGGGCCGGTATGACATCAACGTCGAACTGTTCGGCAGCCAGCTTCCTACAGCGCAGCGTCTGGCCGGCGAACTGCGCGCGCAGCGGTCGGTTGCAGCGACGGGCCAAGAAGCATTGTCGCCGTCACAGAAGCTGGGCTTCCGCGCAGGTGCGCAGTCGCGCGTCGAAGAAGCGTTGACGCCGGGGCTGACGGGCTTTGCCCGCGGCGTCTTGAATGTGACGGGGCGTCTGCCGGGGGTATCCGGCGGTGGTGTCGCCGCAGAGCAGACGGCCAGAGAGATTTCGCAGCAGGTGGCGCAGAACGCCATGCGCCGGCTTGTGCCGGGGCTGGCCAGCCCGCAAGCAGCATCGAATTTGCTGGCTGTCCGCAGCGCCAACAACAGAATGGCTGAGTTTGTCAACAGTCTTGCGCCCAGCGTGCGGGCGGCGCTGGGGCAGGCGCTTGTGCAAGGCCAGATGGGCGCGGTTCAGCCGGTTCCGGCGGCGCCGGCGCTCCCTGAAGTCGATCTTCCGGGCGCGGATATGCCGTTCAGCAACATCAACTATGATGAATTTGGTAACTACATCGGACCTCGGCGCTAACATGACTACCATTGACCAGACTGAAGCACGACTGAACACGCACGAGGAGATTTGCGCCCTGCGGTACGACAGCATTTGCGCGCGCCTCAAGCGGCTGGAAAACATGGGTGTGACGGTGGCGGGCACCATCATCCTGCTGTTGATCGGCATTCTTCTAGCGTTGTTGGGCCTGAAATGAGTACGGCCCCGCGCTGGCTTCGAACCGCGTACTCTTTCGAAGGTCTTCGGGAGACGCCCGGCCCGCGCCACAACGCCACCATTCTTGGCTGGCTCACCAGACTGCGCGCTTGGTGGCGCGACGACGAAACGCCGTGGTGCGGCGTGTTCGTGGCGCACTGTATGCAGGAGGCTGGCCTACCCTACCCGCGGCTGTATATGCGCGCGAAGGCGTGGTCGGATTACGGTGCGCTGCTGCGCCCGGATCGGCTGGCGCCCGGCGCCATCCTCGTCTTCAACCGCGCTGGCGGTGGCCACGTCGGCTTCTACGTCGGCGAGGACACCGGGCACTACTATGTGTTGGGCGGCAACCAGTCCAACGCTGTGAATGTGATGAAGCTGGGCAAGTCTCGCCTCGTCGCATCGCGCTGGCCCCGCGGCGTTCCTGTCGTCGGCAAACCAGTGCACATGAAGGGTGGCATGGTGTCCACCAACGAAGCATAGGAGATCATTATGGTTCAGTTCATCCTCTCGCGGCTCAAGGAGCCGTCAACCTTCGCTGGGCTGTCGGGCCTCGCGTTGGCGCTCGGCGTCTCGGGCGAACTCTACAACGCAGCAGCCGCTGCCATCGCCGGCGTGGCCGGTCTGATCGCCGTGATCTTGGCCGAGAAGGGCAAGGGCGAGTGAAACTTCTGACGACCCTGCTGTCGTTGCTTGACCGCCTCTGGGCGGCGTGGAACGACAACAAGCTGCGGCAGCAGGGGCGCCAAGACGCGCAGAAGGAAGCAGCCGATGAAGTCCAACGACAACTTGATCTGGCGGAGTACGCTGCTCGGCTTGACGATCTTGAGCGTAACAAGCGGCTGCGCGCACGTTTCGACGACGCCGCCGGCGACTAATTCGTACTGCGCCATCGCTGAACCCATCCGCTACGATAGCCGCATCGACCGTCCGGCGACCATTGCGCAGATCGAAAAGCACAACAGCGTGTGGGCGTGCCTGTGCGAGCAAGATTGCCCCGCAACATAACGCAGGAGCTACTATGACCGAAATGACCGAGACGCAGCGCGAGGCACTCGCGGCGGTGGAGAAGCATAAATCGCAGGCGAAAGCCGCCGCGTCTCTGGGCATAAGTCGGGGCGCGCTGCGCTCTAGGCTTGAGGGCGCAAGCTACAACTCAAACCGACCGCAAGTCCCGACCGCGGAGCCTCTTCCCGACCCAGACCTACCCATTGAGCAGATCGTCGAATACCGCAAGAACGCCTTCCAGCGCAAACACGCCAGCGTCCTAGCTAAACGCTGGCGGCGGTTCGAGGTTCCGACATCCGGCCCGTACGCGCTGATGTTCGTGGGCGACCCGCACCTCGACGACGACGGGTGCAATTGGCCGCTATGGGAAGACCACTGCGATCTAATGGCGCGCACGGAACATCTCTACGCGGTCAATATCGGCGACACGACGAACAACTGGGTCGGCAGGCTGTCTCGCCTGTGGGCGGATCAAGACACAAGCGCGGCGACAGCCAAAAAGCTTGTCAAGCATTATCTGGGCGAGCGTGATATTCCGTGGTTCCTGTGGCTATCGGGCAACCATGACCTTTGGGATGGCCCCGTCGGGCGCGACGTGTTCGAGCGCCACGCGCCGCACTACGTCACCCTTGAGGACTGGCAGGCCAAGGTTACGCTCGCAAGCCCGAACGGGCGTGAGATACGCCTGTGGGCCGCGCACAACTTCAAGGGCAACTCAATCTGGAACAACCTCCACGGCCTTGAGCGCGCCGCGCAGATGCAAGACTGGGCGCACCTCTATGTCGCAGGCCACCATCACGACACCGGCTACCGGCAGGGCGAGAACCCGCACAGGGGCTTCGTCTATAACCTGCTGCGCGTGCGCGGCTACAAGTTCATCGACGATTACGCGGATCACCACGGCTTCGGGAACCACGAATACGGCGCCAGCGCCGTGGCGGTTATCGACCCAGACGGCGACAAACTGAACGCGGTGACGTGCTTCCTTGACCCGCATGAGGCGGTAGAGTTTCTTGGGTGGAAGCGCGCACGTAACGTTTAGCGGTCGAGAACGGCGCGCCAACGCTCCAGATACCAAATAGCCTTGCCGACTTCCTGCGCCGTGGCGTCCTTGTGCCCGGCGCGGCTGATGTACTTCAGCGCGTTCCCGCGGCAGTAGCCGGCGAACTCTTCCGGCGACAGCTTGGCCTCAATGTAGTCGATGGCCTCAATCCCGCCGGTCTTATAGTGCGGCGGGTGATTGACCATGTCGAGCGCCGCTTTCCACGCGCCGGGGTCTGACTGATCGTCGATCATGCACTCATCCTTTTCACCAGTTCCTTGCGTTCGCGCAGCGAGCGCAGCTTGCACAGACGCTGGTGCAGCCTCTTGGCGATGGCGACGCGCTTGTGCTTCTTGACCTCGTCGTCGAGCATCCGCTCCAACGTCGGTTCGTCGTACTCAGATAGCTTGACGGCAATCGTCTGCCATGAAATCTTAGCCACTTTTTAATTCCTCTAATGCTACGTCTGACACGGCGCGCTTGTCGTGCAGCGCCGCCCAAATCCGTTCGTCGATGGTGTTGTCCGTCAGCATGACGTAGACCCAAACGTCGCGCGTCTGCCCACTGCGGTGCAGGCGCCCAACGGTTTGTTCGTATAATTCTAGCGACCACGGCAGCGACAGGAACACCATGTGGCATCCGCCGTGCTGTAGGTTCAGGCCGTGCCCGGCCGACTTGGGGTGGACCAGCAGCAGTTCGACCTCGCCGCGGTTCCAGCGTTCGATGACGTTGTCGTCGTCCATCGTCTGCGCGTGCGGGAAGCGGCGCTTGAGTTCTGCCAGTTCCTCAAGATAGCTGTAGGCGACGATGGTGTTCGTGCGCTGGTTCTCGGCCAGCAGTTCTTCCAGCCGATCAAACTTGTGCGGGCTGAACCAGATCGACTCCTGCGCCGCGCCGCGGTTGTAGGCAAAGCCGCTGGCCATCTGTTGCAGCTTGCTCGTCACGGCCCCGGCGTTCTGCGCGATGATGCGCTCCTCGCCGAAGCGCGTCACGTATTCCTTCTTCATGCTGTCGTATGGCGCGCGGTCGGTCAGCGCCACACGCACCTCGTTGACATGGCACGGCGGCAGCTTGTCCTTGTACTCGCCCGGCTCCAGCACATAGGTCGCCGGGCGGATGCGCTCCATCACCTGCTCTAGCCCGCCGTGGGCCGGCACCCACTGGCCGAAGTCGCGGTTGATGCAGATGAAGTACTGCTGCATGAAGGCGCCCTTGGCGCGGCCCAGCAGCGTCTGGTCCACGATCTTGCACTGGC